ACGACAAACAATCATAAGGAGAAAATAAATCACCAGACATTATCAAATCTGGATATAACACTTCTAAAAACTTAAATAAACTTTCTTCATTCAATTAATCTAACCAAACTTTATAACTTGCGGTGACTCTACCTTTAACTGGGTCAATAAAATGTAATCGTTGTGAGGGTGTAGCACTAGCGGCAAGATGAACTCCTGCGTAACGGTTATCAGATTCAGTTGAACCAGTTTGATAAACAGAACCTAATCCATTTGCCATAGCCCATTCTGCGTGAGTGTGATAGTGACCAATGTAAACATCTCTAAATTCCCAAGCATAAGCACCAGAACGCCAACGGTTTGCGTGTTGAACTATTGCGCCAGGACTAGCAAAACCATTTCTTCCCACTTCGTCTCCGTGAATTAATAGCGCTTTGTAATTTCCTATTTCAACTCTTTGTATATCTTCTGGGCAATCTTGCCAAGTCAAACGCGTTTCTTTATTAAGTAATTGTTTTGCTAATTCGTAACACATACGGTCAAAATTATCGCTACGTGGAACGTTGTCACGTTTGCTTCCTATACGTCCGTGATTTCCCCACTCAGGAACTACTGTTACTTTTTTATAATTAGCAAGAGCATAACGAACTACATCTGTAACTAACCTTGAAACATTTACGTATTGTTCAAATAACGTCGAATCAATTTCAAAGGCTTGTCCTGGAAAATTAAATAAGCCTTCAATCATATCGCCACCAAACATAATTGTTACGTCATTAACGGGGTGGTCTGCTCTTTGTATATTAGTAATAGCAATAGCCTTACTACAAAATTCCATTACGCGTCTTTCCATAATTTTAGAATCGTATGAAGTTGTTTTTTTAGCGCCTTGCCAATCCGTTAAATGCCATAACGATACTTCTGCTTTCTTACTTCCTTTAGAAAAAACTGGTTCTGGAACATTATTAATAGGTCCACTAGATAACATAGCGTCGAACGCCGCATTGTGAGTTGCTTCTACTAATTCGTCAACTTTATGTTTTGTTTCCATTAATTTCTTTTGCGTACGCATTAATGCTTTACGTAGTTCTAAAACGTCAGAAGATTCTATGCCTTCTGGTAAGTCTGAAAATTGTTTATCAAGACTCATTATTTACCGCTATTTTTAAACCGTGTTCTATGTAGCCTTGTTTATCTATCCAAGAATCAATATGTAAACCATTATTAAATAACCTTACAGTTTTAAGGCTATCCATAAGCAAAGCCACTTGATAAGCAGGAATAGGTTTTATACCAAGTAACGTTCCCCAAATAATCCCTATAGTTGTAAAATTGGGTTCTGCGTCGCCATATTGTTCTTGGCGTTTGTTTAAAATTCCTTTTAAAGTTTCGGACAAGGGCAAGTTCCCCTTCTATGTGCAGAAAGAGATTCGTTGCTTGTTTTATAACCTTCATTTCTTAACGCTCTCATAATGATATTTAATGAGTAGCCTTTTTCCCAAGCGTTATCTATTGCTTTTTTATCTTCTGGAAGAAGTGAATCGTAAAGTATTTTATATGGACAACGTAAATTAGGTGTACGTAATACTCTTAACATATCTATTGCTTCTGATAGCGCCATTTGTTTTGCCTCCAAGGATAATGATAGCCCATAATTTTATCAATAAAGGCATATACCTATATTATCTAAATCATCAATAGCGTCATCTATATCTCGAAACAAAGGAATTAAATCACTAACAAATGTATCCATTTTGTTAACCTTAACTTAATGCTTTACTTGGGTGGAATAACTTCCCCGATTATGCCACCCAAGCAAACGCTATTTAGTTTTTTTAGAAACTGACGTAAGTTTCGTTTCTACTATACCAGCGACTATGCCAAACGCAGAATCTTTAGGATTTAATGCACGAATAGCAACTGGCACTACGGCGGATAATCCAGCACAAATTATTGCTTTCCAATCCGTTAATCCTGCTGTATAAACTGCTAACCCTGCCGCAATAAAACTTCTTAGATAAGAAGCAAGTGCCGCTTTCAATCCATCAATCATTTTTTTATCCATAACTATCTCCTTAATTGGACCATTTTGGACGTACAGCCATTCTGACTGTACTAGGTGCGCGGTGTTTTAAATAAACTCCATCACCGTTTGCTTGCGAACCTTTTGAATCACCAGCAGTATTACCTTCGACAGTATCAATCAAATGAGTATGTGCGTTATAACCTAACGCTATGCCCGTATGAATTGATTTGCCTTCTTTATTAAAATCAAATAAAAGAATATCACCACGTTCTACTTGTTCTACAGGTATATTCATTTTATTTTTCTCAGCCCACGCTTCAAAAGATTCGCAACCAGCAAATCCTTTAGGCGACTGTTTAATCAAACTAATAGCGCCAGCCTGATTAAAACACCACGAAACAAACATAGCGCACCAAGGTTGCCCGTCTAATCCATACCATTTACCATATTTAGTTTTATTTACTGGTAATTCAGTTGTACCAATTTCTGCCTTGGCAATCGTTACTACTTCATTACGATTCATTTGATTCCTTTGGTTTATTTCTTTTGTCCACCTTGGCAAAAGCGTCATTAATCTCTTGCGTAGTTAATTTGCCATCTTCTAAAAAGAATCTGGCAAGTGCTTCTACAACAGTAGCAACTCCAAGTGTACCTGCTAATACCACCGCTTTGAGTGTACTGATACCAACTAAAGCACCAGCACCTATAACGGATAAACCAGACGCGGCAAATACCGCAACGATACGCATAATTATATTTTTAACGTTTTTCATTCTTCATCTTTCGGATTGCGAAAACGATATGTTACAGCCCAAACAAAAAGAGTAATCCATATTGCTAGACCAACAACTTGTTTGGCGCTACCATCTAAAACTACCCAAGCAATAAACATACCTAAAACTGTCCAAAGTTGGTCAATCATATCTCTTAATATCTTCAAGGTTTTCTTCTCCTTACTGACTCTTTACCGACAGCACCACCACCGCCAGACTTAGGACTACTAGAAGGTGTTCTAGTAGTAGTTGTGCCTACTGCGTTTATTGCGGCACCTGCCGCAATAACAGTTGCTACAACTGCCTTGGTTGATTCCGTTCTTTCTTCTGTACTCATATCAGCGCCGATATTTGATAACGCTGTAATTGCTTCTGCTGGATTACTGAAAATAGTACTAACTAATTCTATTGGATTATCAAGAAGAATTAATGCTGTTGCTATTTCTGCGGTAATAGTTACTTCATTACCATTTTCATCTTCTCTAATTGTAACGGGTTGTTCAGGTGGTAAATCTGCGTATGTTAAACCTGCGTCAACAATAGTTTGCGCTGTAATTGGTTCTCCATTTGCGTTACTTATTAAAGAATCAATTACAACCGTTTTTTCTTCTAACGTTAACACGCCGTCAGCCAAAGCGTTATTTATAACTTCTTCTGTTGTTGGCGGTGTTTCTTCTACAGGCATAGGTTCTGGTAACGGTTCTTCAATAGGAAGTTCTTCAATAGGTAATTCTTCAATAGGAAGTTCTTCTATCGGTGGCAATTCAATAATAGGTTCTTCTGGCGGTGGTATTTCAATAATTGGAATGTCATCTATCGGCAAAATGTCATCTATCGGCGGAAGTTCATCATCAACAGGCGCAAGCGGTGGTAATTCTTCTATTGGTATGTCAATAATAATTATAGGTGGGTCTGGTATTGCTACAGGGGGCGGTTCGTATGTAGGAATTAAAATTGGCGGTGGAGTTGGTTCTGGCGTTGGAGTTGGAGTTGGAGTTGGTTCTGGTGTTGGCGTTGGAGTTGGTTCTGGTGTTGGCGTTGGAGTTGGTTCTGGTGTTGGCGTTGGAGTTGGTTCACCAGGAGCAGGTGGAATTATTTCTACTTGTATTAAACCTGCTTGTTCCAAAGTTACTATTTCGCCAGTAGGCAATCTTGCGCCAGTACGAGTTCCATCTGGAAGATTATCAACAAGATAAGTAATACTCAGCGTTGTATCTGGATTAATAATTGCTGTAGTAATAATTGTAGTAAGTGTGGGTGTGTTTTGATTTCCATACGGTCTTGCTGTTAAATCAATTTGAAATCCTTCAACGCTAGTTGTAATAATAAAATGTTCATCAGGGTATTGAGATGGGTAAGCAACCCAATCTTGACTTCCTATAGATAGAGATGGCGTATTTGGATATGTCCAGTATGTTCCGTCAGCATTACCAAAAGTAATTACAGAATTAGTTGTAGCGTAAATGGCTTGGTATGTAACGCCAGCAAAAATAATACTGCTAGGCACAGCAACTCGATAAGAGATATCATCTCCACCGCAAGTTACTTGTGTTGTTACAGTAACGGTTCCGCTTTCATCAACCGCAGGTGGATTATTTATAGCGTTATTATTAGCCTGATTGGAATTTATACAATCAGCGTAGGCTGGTTCAGAAAATAATAAAGGAAAACACGATATTGAAACAATTAATAATATTGAGCCAAATAAATGAAACGCTTTTTTCAAAATTATTTTTCCGCTATTAATTTATACAGTTCATCTATTCGTTGCTCCATACGATTTATAGAATCTTTTATTGAACTGCCACCGTTAGGCTTTAATTCCATAAGATAATGAGTTGTAAGAAATTTAACTGCTACGGATAAAGCGCCTAATAAAGTAGAAATTGCTACGGCTATTCCAGCCCAATCTAAAGCAGTCATTTGTGAACCTTTGTTAAGTCCAAGTCAAAACGCGAACAGTTCCATTTGCGTCAACTATCTTGGCAAGATTAGTGGTGGTATTCAACCACGCGTCACCTTTGCGTGGATTTGTCGGGTCTGATGATACATTAGGAAAAGTAAAACGTACAGCAGTTTCTAATTTACGCAAACGCGAGTCTAAATCAGAAAACATATCATAAAGATTTGGCGTTAAATTTATGTAACCCATTACACTCCCGTTCCTGTAGTTAAAGTTAATGTTACTCGTTCTGGTCCATTTTCACCTGGGGATACGTTAAACGCAACAATTCTATAAGTGGAGTCAAGTTGCGTAGGGAATCTTGAATCTAAAATACGAACGCGAACGTCATCACCAATTTCGTAATTTCCAAACACAGGGTCAACGTAAGGTGGGGCAATAATTTTAAGAGTGGTTGGCGGATAAGAAACGGCAGTTATTTGCGCCCCTGCTAAATTTGCCAATAACGTTGCGTCTGTGATATCAGAATAATTTGCTTGTTCTTCTAATAACGGCCAACCAGCAACTAATTTTGCTGTATCGGTAGCGGTAGCAATAAGTTTTCCTTCATTACTTCCAGCGCCAATCGCATAGATAGTATTAGCGGCAATAGAACCATCTTCGGGATAATTGTATTCAATTATGTTTCCAGCAGGTAATTCAAATACTGGTATCGTTGCTGATGAACTTGAATATGTTGTACCTGCCCTTGGGTAATAAGTATTAAATGATTTTGTTGGGTTTCCGCCACCATCATAATAAACACTAATTTCAAAATCAAACCCTGAACTTTGTTTTGATAAATCTTGAATCGCACTTAAAACAGTTTTTAATTCATAAGAATAATAAGTGCGAGATACAAGAACGCCAGAAACAATAGTAGAACCAGAATCTTGATTGTAAAGAAGTCCTATGTTACCACCTGTAGCACTAGAAGCATTTAACATTATAGTTTGCGCTATTTGTAGTTGGTCTATATTTGTAAAAACATCTGTAGAAATAATTCTTCTGCGTTCATAATAAGAAAGAAATTCACGCGCTTGTAACGTAAGCGTTTGTGATGACGAATCATAATCACGGCTCCAAAGTACGCCACCCCAAACTAAAATACCGTCACGGTCAACATAAATAGCAGTTCTTCCAGGAATAGTAGAATTTTCTATATTTAAACCTTCTGCGTCAACGCCAGATAAAAGTAAATGCCCTGTAAAATTTCCTGCTGAATTAAGTTGTTGTGTAAAATTAACGTTAGTTATAGGCAACTCGCCAAGAATACTATTTGTTAAAAGGTCGGCAAATAAATACCTATATGTTGTTGCTGTCATTTAACAACAGGGCAACCGTTAGAATCAAGAACATATTCAATAGGTTCTGTTACTTCAAAAGGAATATGCGTAATTTCAATTTCTATATTTTCAATAGGAATATACGGCGGTGCAATAAATATATCTTTTTTACTATCATAGGAATCACCTATGCCAGCGTACTTACCACGAATTTTATTATTGTAACTTGTTTTAATCCACGTGCCACCAAGGTTATCTATTAACCATTTGTATCCTTCATCGGGTTCATTGTTATCTCCAACAAGTACGCGAAGAACTACATTATTTGAATCTATCTCAGCCCAATGTGACATTATTACACCGCCGTTTTCAAATAACGAATAGTAAGAGAACCACTACCACCTGACGCGGCAACGCTGGTATAACCACCGCCACCGCCACCGCCACCCGTATAAGTCGTTCCTGCTACTGCGGATACCGCACCAGAACCAGCGCCACCACCACCTGGACCACCAGAACCAGTAGTCACATAATTAACAGCAGACCCACCGCCACCGCCACCGCCAAAATATGTATAACCAAATTGTGAATCGCCAATGCTAGTAACAGAATACCAATTTTGACTAGGAGTTGGACATACCCAACCCCACCCACCACCGCCACCTGTGTTAGTTCCTAAAGCCGCAACACCATCACCAGCAGAACTGCCTGTATATGTTCCACCACCACCACCGCCAGCAGATTGTTCATAACTTGCACCGTTCCACCAACTTCCAGATGAAGTTCCACCTTTAGCACCCGTACTACTTGCAGGTGAACCGCCACCGCCTAATGTGTATCCACTTCCATAAGTAGAACCTGAAATAGAACCGCCACCACCGCCACCGCCTGTTGCAGATGGGTCTGGCACACCTGCCCCACGTCCACCACCAGGAGCAGTTACAGAATTAAATGTAGAAGCGGTACCACTAGTACCACTAGCACCGCCAGCGCCTTGTGTGAAAGCATAAGAACCAATTCCAAGAGTAGTGGCGTTTGATAAACTTACAGCACTTCGTATAGCCGCACCACCACCACCACCACCAGCAAAAATGTAGTTAGCAGTTCGACCACCGCCACCGCCACCGCCACCAACAA